AGGCGGCTGCGGAGGCGGCTTGCAGGCGCTTTCTCGGGTCTGAGGCGGTGCAAACAGTGGCCACGGCGGACGGCCTTGGCTCGCTAGTCCAGACTAAACTGATCATCAGGTCCGACATGCCAATCATAGCGGCCTGATTTCGGCTCTTCGGCAACATAAGGTAACGGCCCCATGAGGGTCCGAGGTACCTTCGTGCGGGCTTCCCGCTTTTACTATGGCAAACTACTCGGCCGCATTCGGCTACGATTTCTACATCGTTCCCGTGCAGAACGCACTGGTGACCGATTTTGAGACCGCTCCTAATCTGGATGTCAGCACCCCCGTGGCCTCCGATGCTGCGGTCACCTACACTGGCGGCGTTTTCACCATTGGCGGCAGCGCCTACACCATGGATGGCACTGACGGTGGCATCCGCTTGGCCAGCCTGACCAACGCCTCCCTTGAGACTGACACCGGTTCCGAGGAAATCTACACCTACGACGACGAGAGCAAGGGTTATTCTCAGGCCGTTGCTACGACCAAGAGCTTCAGCGTCTCTCTGTCTGGCGTGGCTGACTTCAACGACGCCGCTTACAAGGTTCTGCGCCTGACCGAGCAGAACACCGTGGCTGATGGCCTGCGTGTTGCTTTCAAGCGCGTCGGACCTACCGGCACCACTGAGACCATCGAGGGCTACGGCACTCTGACCGGCTACACCGAGTCCAACGAAGTGACCAGCATCGTGTCCTGGGAATGCACCCTGACCGGTTATGGTCCTTATCACCTGACTCTGGCTGCTTAGCTGACTGGAGGTATCGCTGGGCTGGATAACTTGACAACTACGACTCCGTTCGATGTTGTCAGTGGTACAGCCCTAGCGGCCTCTGCAGTGACCGGTGGCGCTGTCCTTGCTGTCAACACTGACGAAAACGGCAATGTCATCGCAGCTGGAACCAATACGCCCGGTTCTGGCTATACGGTTGGAGACATCGTCACCTTTAACGAAGATGGTGGCGCTGGTGTCCTTACTGCAGAAGTCACAGCTATTGCGTAACCGCGATACTTACGCACAAAAACTACCAAGAGCCCTTTCGGGGGCTCTTTTTTAATGGCAGCCTATAGGCAGCTTTGGTTTCGGCGTGGCTCAAAATCTTAATTTCAATCTGGCCGTTGACACCAATTCGGCAGTATCGTCGATCAACCAGTTTTTCCAAGCATTCGACAGTGGTGCAGCAAAAGCCAAGGGCGAGCTTAATAAGGCATTCGGGCAAACTCTTCAGACAACGGTAGAAATCAATCTAAAAAATGGCGAGCTTGTCGCCAAGAAAATTCAGAATGTAAACCAAGAGTCGAAAAGACTTGAGACGGCGGCAAAGGCTATTAACGGACAGTTCGCAAAGACTCCTAACGAACTAAAAAGGCAGCTGACAATATTGAAGCAGCTGCAGGGCGACACCGCCAAATACTCTAGGGGCAGCAAGAAAGTCAGCGACGACTGGAAGCTGGTCACGCAGCGCATCAAGGAGGCTTCGGATCAGCTTAGAACGATGACCCGTGGCGGCCCGTTCCAGCAAATGAAGTCCGATGTTACCGGATTTATCGGCAAGTTTGCAACCGTTCAAACTATTGCGAACCTGGCCACTGGCGCTATTATGGGGGCGGCGCGATCAGTGGGTGATTTTGCTGCGATGGCTGGCAGGATGGAGACACTTAGCCTTCAAATGGAGGCTTTTGCTGGTGGTGCCGAGCAGGCTGACGCCGCCTTCGCCGCCTTCGTGGACATTGCCGCGAACAGCCCCTTCAACCTGGAACAAGTGGCTCAGGCTGGCAAGATCATGATGGCCTTCGGTGTAGATACCAATGTAGCGATCAAATCTACTGAGCAGCTTGGAATTGTCGCAGCAGCCACTGGTGGTGACATCAACTTGCTGGCAAGGAACCTGGGTCAGATCGCAGCTCAGGGCCAGGCCTATACTCGTGACTTGACGCAGTTTGCGATTCAAGGTATTCCTATCTGGGAAGAAATGAGCATGGTGACAGGTAAGTCTGTTGCTCAGCTCAAGAAGATGGCTTCAGAGGGGCAAATCAGTTTCAGTATTGTCCAAGAGGCGTTGTCAAACCTTACAGCAGAAGGCAGTGCTTTTGCTCAAATTGCAGAAAGAATGCAAGAGACCTTCCAGGGGAGGATGGCGCGTATCGAGGCTTCTATCAACCTGCTGGCAAAAGAGTTCGTAGCGACTTTCAATAAAATGGATAGAGCCTTGGGTGGCATTGTCAGTGGGAGCATGAAAGCTTTTGCCGATAGTCTTCAAGTGATTGCCGAGAACTTCGATAATATCGCTACGTTTATCGGTGTCGCCACCGCGGCCACGATCGCTTTCCTGACGGTTAGCAACTTTGGTGCAATCGTTAGCGGTATAAAACTGGTTGCACTTGCCATCAAAGGTGTTGTAACCTTCCAGAATCTGGCGAACGCTGCTATGATCGTCTTCAATGCCTTGACGATGAACTGGGGCGCAATCGCCGCGGCCGTCGCCTTAGGCGGTCTTGCGTACGCAGGACTCAGCTCGGCCATGGGCAACGCCCAGCAAGAGTCCGACGAACTGGATGCAGCACTGGAACAGAATGTCGCGACAACAGGGGAGCTTACGGATGCGCAGAAAAAGCTGGCCAAAGAGGCTGGAGTCAAGGACATGATCAAGGACCTTGAAGATCTTAATAAGATCGCAGAGCAGAGAAAATCCAAACTAGATGGAGAGATTAAAGTACTTGAAGGCATGAAGGACAAGGTCAAGGAGAGGTATGATGAGGAGATTCAAGGCATTAAATTAACAATGGATCAGGAAAAGACCAAGCAAGACGAGCTTAAGATAAACCACCAGCAGCGTCTTAGTGAAATCAACGAGCGTTACGACGCAGAGCTTGCTTTGATTGATTTGGCTATCGGCAAGTTGCGAGATAAAACCCAAAGCGAGCAGAAGCTTTATGACTTTGAGAAGAAAGCCCTTCAAGACAAGATCAAGAGCGGTACTCTTGACCAGGAGGAGCTACTGAGAGCCAATGCACGCCTGGAGCGAATGAATAACCAGGAGAAGATCGCCGAGCTGTTAAAACAAAAGGCCGAAAAACAGGCCGAGAAAGAAGCTGAGATTACTAAAGAGAAAGATAAGCAAAAAACTGAGATGGATGCCCTGAAGGCTAAACTAGAGGAACAGGAAAAATTGTTGAGCGACATAAAACAGGCGCGTGAGGATGAAATAGATAGAATTGACAGCGCCATTAAATCGGCAGAAGGCCTGACAGAAGAGGTCGATGCTACCAATGGTGCGGTATCAAGTCAAATCGCCCTCGTTGCCAACCTGGCCTCGGAGTACAACAGAGCCAAGGCTGCGGTTGATAGACTGTCGACGTCGCTCGACAATGCCATCGCCAAGCAAAGAAGGCTCAACGCGGCGAAAAAGATGAGCGGCACTCAGGAGTTCAACGCCCGCGTTAACGGGGCAAGGGCATCCGGTGGACCAGTGGCTGGCGGTAGTACATATCAAGTCAACGAACTCGGAAAAGAGGCGTTCCTGAGCGCTAGTGGAAGGCTCAGCATGATTAATGCGCCTGCCTTTGGATCCTGGAAAGCCCCCTCCTCTGGTACAGTTATCCCAGCCCACCTGACGAAGCAGCTCAGCATCCCTACCGGTGGAGTCAACGTGAGCAGCACCGCCTCCTCCAACGCCTCTCGCGCCGGCTCTGGCGGAACAGCGTCACTAATTAACGCCATCAAGGGATCCAATGGCGGTGGTAATGTTTTCAATCAAAGCGTCACCGTCCAGTCTCCTACTCCCGCCAAGTCAGCCTCCGATCTCATGGTTTCTATGGCAAAGATTCGAGGCCGTCGTTATCGCTGATAGGCATCCTTGATTACGCTACACTGTCGCAATGTTTTTCTTCGGGGATCCTAGAAGTACCGCTGACCTTTTCTACGACGACATGGTCAGGCAAGAGGTTGGCGCCCCTGAGATGCTACGTATGCCTCCTGACGAGCTTACGGAGCAAGAGATGCGCAATCTATTGGCCTGGGTGTTTTGGGCCCACCAGAAGGCCGAACAAGAGGGTTTGGGGGCCGAGGTCTTGGAGGTCATTGAGATGGACTACGTTCAGGTTATGTGCAACTTAGCGCTCGTCTCCGAAGAGTACGCTGGCTGGGTTACGGGCAACGCCGGGCGCTACATCAACCAGGACGACCCCGAGAAAAAGCAGCTCTACAAGCGTCTTGTTGAGACCACGCTGCTGACTGGTTCGGCACCCTAGTGCCAGTTACAGGCTTTGCAGTGGCGTCCATCGGTCTTGCATATACCAGCCAGGGAGGCGCTACGTATAACGTTGTTTTTCAACAGTTTACGGACGCTGATCTGCCTCGCAGTTATGACGGAAGCGTGGCCTATGCCCGCAGCACAACGGGCACAAACACGCTGCAGGGGCCGGCTTCTCGTCAAAAGAATATCTGGGCAATCAGTGCTCACCTCTCCAAGGCCAAGGCAAAAGAGCTGGATGATATGTTCAAGGCCTGGGACAACGACAGAGCCACAGGCAAGGCAGTGGGCTGCGGATTAACCGATGAGACTCTTTTTGATCCACTAACAACGACCGTGATTATTAGTACACCGCCGTCGTTCACCTACCTATCTCCTACTCGTTACCTGGTCGCAATTGGCCTTACGGAGCTTTGATTCATGGCGTACGTTGTTAATCAATCGCTACTGCACAGTCTTACAATTGGCGGAGCTGATTACACCGAGCAGCTTGTTTCGTTCAGTGTTTCGGACAGTTCTGCTTACAACAATGGTATTGTATCTACGGCCGGTTCTCTTACTCTGGCTACAACCCTGACACGGGGAGGGCTTAGCGACTATGATCGCAGCAAGTTCAAAAGAGGCTCTATCGTTCTGATCGACATGGCCTACGAGAACGGGGAGGTGGAAAGGCATCCCCGTGGCTTTCTGTACGTGATCTCAAACGCCTATGATCCAGAGACTGAGGAGATGACAATCGAGCTGGGCTGCGAGCTTGTCTTGAGAAGAATTACTGATGATACCGATGGCATTCTTCAGTTCGCACCTATTCAGCTTGATCCAGCTCAGAGGACTTATGAAGGACTGGCCTCCTCTCTGGCTGCAGCTGGAAAGGTGCTCTGGTGCGACAGGTTCGGGCAACTGCAGACGGCTGACTATTTTACTGATACGGCAGGCAATATTGCGAGCCCGGAGTTTGTTTCAGTCAAAGGCGTTACCACCCTGAATGTTAGCCCTCTTGCTGGCGGAAAAGCTATTCCTGACATCATTAATCTTTCTTACCAATTTCCCGAAGATGCCGTGGCGTCCGACGGCACCGGAAGAGAAGACCTTACGACAACAGTTTCTACCTACTATCTCAGGTACCCGGCTCCAACCTTTAAACGAGTACCTTCTCCGGGCTCTACTCTCGTTACTATAGCGCGTCGGCCTCCAACTGTCTCCAGGGCTACTACTGTTGGGACTACGACTTGTGGCAATGCGCCGCCACCGCCGGTAACAGTCCCAGGCTCTGGCGGAGGTGTGGGAGTGATTGACATTCCCCCTACCGCGTGCAGCGACGCCCTTGAGACTGTGGAGGATGCAGTGTATCTGCCAGCCAGGAGAACGGAAACTCAGCGGACCGTCTAT